TTTCCCGTAGATCGTCGCGATGTGGCTGGACTTGCTACGACGGCTTTGTCCCAAAAGTCGTCGCTAGGTACTAGGGATGACGGAAAACCCTGTCGCCATCGCAGATGCGCGACAAACGGGTGTTTTGCGCCGCCTGAGCCAGCGTGCCGGCGTTTAGGCGAGGCGTGTCAATGATATCAATGATGTCCGCGCCAGCGCTTCCCGAACCCGCACCACGTCGATAAGCTTTCACCTAGGGGGGCGGCTTGTGGACGAGTGGGAACAACGCAACGAACAGGAACGGCGCGATACCGAGACGTTTCGACGCATTCACCGAATGGTGAAGCAGGGCTATGCCCCTGATTGGAGCATTACCGACGTTGAAGATGCCATATGGCTCGACCATCCCGGCGAAGGCCCCGCACTTCAGATATACCCGGATGGCAAGGTTGTTTCGCGTGGCGGCGGCGCAAAGCTCGACCCTCAAGCGGCTGAGGAACATGATCGCATCTACAATGACGACAGGGGCGATCACGACCGGTTCGACCGTTGGCTCGCGACCGTTCCCCTCCCCTCATTGCGCGAGCGCACCCGGGCAGGCCGCGAACGGCTGATATATCAGCCCGGATGCCTCGTGCTTTTTTTTGTGGGAAGCCTAGCATTCGGCAAGGCCCTAGAATGGTCGTGGAAAGCCATCACGGGGGGCTAAACGACGACCGGCCTGAGCGCCGCCGACATGAGGATTGCACCCTTGCAGTGAACGCAATCCATCTTGTGGCCGTCCTCTAGCTCTGCTTCCCAAATACCGTTTCGCTTGCCGCAACCCTCATGGGGGCAGTCGAAGGCAAGTTGATCAAGCACGACTTCAAAATGATCGCCGACCTCGCTTAACGATACCTCAGCCGACTGGATGCACTTCGTGCAACGAACCTTGATCGATGCCGCGCCCTTCGCAGGATTGCCACGATGGACAAACAGGGGATCAGTTCGGCGTTTCACTAAGGTGCCGCAAGCGCAATCCATCTGGAAAACTGGATAATGAGTGCCGCCCGGTACCGTCGCGGTAGAAGCAAGTACCTCATCAATAACTTCGATAATGTTGCCACACTCAGCTCGCCAGTCAGTCGTGTTCGCTTCGCCCTTCAATAGGCTGACAATCGAAGGGGCGTGCAGGGCGTTGCCGAGCTTGTAGTATCGCTTTTTTAGTTTTTTGAAGTCAAGACGAGCCTCAGATCCGATGTCGCGATACTCACCCGTTTGATCGTCGACTTCCCTGATGAACACGGTGCTATCTGCGAACGGATCAATCTCAAGGAGGCGCTCAAGTAGTTTCGGTGCCTGCCAATCGAGCCGCTTAAGATCGCCCAGCTCATCAAGATAGTTGATCGCATGGCCGTATATTAACGCTTCGAGGCCCAGCCTCAATTCAAGCGCAGCATAGATGACTGATCGCTCGTCATTCGATGCAAGCAGCTTGCGGGCTTGATCGGCGGAACGCTGGGCAAGAGCTCGAAACTCATCCCGGCGCGACCAAACATAGTCATGATCCATTCGACAATGGTAGCACGGGCCGCACGGCCATGCCATCTGCACGCGAGCGTTCGGCTAAACCGACGCGCTTTGACGAATGGCAGATTTCGTCTCAACGGGTTAAAGGCTCAAAAATGATCCGCGTCACACTTTCTAAACTCAAAGCTTGGTTCTCACCCGGCGTCTCTAGCAACAGTGCAAACTCAATTAATAAGAGTAAGATGCAGAGTAATCCGGCGCCAGTCCAAATTGCGGGGTCCGCGAAGAAGACTAAGCGGAAAGCGCAGAGGCAAGCCAGAGCGCGAAACCGCTAGAGCTACCTGTATCCGGCGCCCACCTTAATAGGGGATTCAGCCTAGAACAGACTCAGATGTACGCTACGCGCTGGCAGAGCGGCTCAGGCGCAATCACCTGTTTGTTGCCAGTCCCACCGTTTGACCGAAAGCGATCGAATTTCGGAAATGTCCGGATTGAAGATTTAAGCTATAGACATCAGCAATAATTAGCACGGTTCTGTCTCCGAAAATGTCACAATCCGGACGCGCGCGCCGTTCTGGAAAAGCATCCCTTTTTGAGGAAGCCTTGGCAGTCAGAGGGAGGGGGCTCGACGCCCCAAGTCATCACCGGCCGTGGACATGAAGAGAGCGGCCGAATTGGGGAGCTGAACCGATGATCTGAACGTCCGCTTCTGGATCGCACATGACTGAGATCGGGAGGGCTTAGCCTATCGCTCCGCGTTCTGCGCCGCGACATGGTGTGGATCGTCGCCGGGGAAATCGTTACCTATGCCGCCGCCTCCGACCCCGCCGCCGCCGCCCATACCACCACCGCCGCCGCCGCTCCGGCCAGCGTCGTCCTTGCTGCTACCGCCTCTGCCGCCCGACGACGCCGGACGCGTGGGTCCCTGCATCGCGATGGTCAGGTCCGGCGGGATTGGGTCGAGATCGAGCGCATCACGCACGAACGCACGGAGCGACACAACCAGCTCGTGCGTGTGGACCGGGTGGCCCGCGACCAGCTCGCGAACCGCCCCGTCCGCGAGCCGGACATGCTCCTCGGTACCGAGCAGGATGATGTCGGACAGCGCGGCCTCGACTGCGTCGCGGATCCGGCGTGTGCGGTCCGATCGCGCGGCGCCTTCCGCACTGAGGTCCAACACGGCCATGGGCTCCTCTGCGAAGCCGCCCTGCTCCCGCCGCCGCAGGTCGCGCCGGTGGGACGGATCGACAGAAAGGTCCCCGGTGAACGATCCGCCAAGGACCTTGTACGCAGCGATAAGCGTCCTGAGGCGCTCGTTGATCTGCCGATTCATTCGCTCACGGCGCTGCTGGAACGTCATTTGAGTGAGCAGACGGATGCCAACCCCTAGCAGTGTGACCAGTGTCAGCCCGAAGATGGTGGCGAGCAGGCTCTGCCAAGAGCTGAAATCCAGACCGCGCAAGTGTATTCCCCTAATTACAGTCTATGGAACGCCCGTCGATTTTGCAGGTGCCGCAGAGCAGCCCCGCGGCGAAGATAGCTGAAGCAATCTAGCTCTATTAACGCGGCCGCACGGATGTGCGCAGTTGGTAAGCCGGAAAGCTACGCCGAATGTCACCTTCTTGTTCGCTGCAGCCGACGGTCAGCGCTCTCGTAATCAGGAAAAGTAGTGAGCTATTGCATCATCTTCTGGATCGTAGTCGCCCGTCGTAATTCGCGTTCGGGCGAGCGGCGACAGCCCGAGTTCGGCGCCGAGCGTTTTTATCATCGATGCCTGGCGGTTCACGATTCCGAAGTACGGGGACTGCATGACCTGTCCGTTCTTTGATTTGATTACCATCGGACTGTTTTTAAGCTTTTCTGATGCCGCCTCATGCAGCGCAACGGCAACGCAGAATGCCGCCACAATAAATTGATCAACCACGGCAAGCACACCCGGCGGCAGCTCGTTACCAACCAACTTCCAGATCTGCTTCTCGCGCGCGTCCAATCGACCGGGTGGAGGCCCGAGGGGATTAGGCACAACTAGGTCGGGGCCCGAACGAGCGCGGTCTGCGCGCACCGTTCTTGTGCCCTCGATGAGGTGCATATGACTGGGTTTACGAGGGCGACCCATCACTTTTCCTTTCGTGTAAATGCCGGTTGGCACATTGGTCAAAGGTACTGCCGTCGGCCTCCAGCACTGAGGCCGCCCCGGCAAATTCCTGCCAGCGGCGCACGATCACATCGACAAAGCGGGGATCGAGCTCGCAAAGCCTGGCTGCGCGGCTCAGCATCTCGCAACTGATCAGCGTCGAGCCAGACCCGCCAAACAGGTCAAGGACGATATCGCCAACTTCCGTCGAGTTCTTCAGCATGCGGCTGATGAGCTCGACGGGCTTCATCGTCGGGTGGTCAGCTGACCTTTTCGGCTTGGAGACCTGAAGGATGGTCGGCTCGACTGGCTGCACGGTGAAGCCGGTCCCACGAACAATAAGGGACTCCTGGCCGACCCTGACGGTCAGCGTGCCGTCATCATTGAGCGTGAATACAGATCCCTCAAGCGACACAACGGTTGTCTGCTTCCGGCCGCCATACCAGTTGTGCGCCGCACCCGGCTTCCAGCCATAGAGAATGGGCTCGTGCTGCCATTGATAGTCCGAGCGACCGAGCACCAGCGCGTCCTTGGCCCACACGAGACAGCCTGACAGTTTGAAGCCCACCGACTGAAATGCTGTGCGAAACGCCAGTCCTTCTGTGTCGGCATGAGCGACATAGATTGCCCCTCCGGGTTTCAGGGCGGAGAACGCGATATTAAACGCGTTTTGCAAGAAGCCCGCGAAAGCTACCGCGCCCATGTTGTCATTCTGAATCTTACCGGCGGCGCCCTGATAATTCACGTTGTAGGGCGGATCGGTCCAGCAAGCGTCAGCCTTCTCCCCGCCCATCAACCGACCGATGTCAATCTGCGAGGTACTGTCACCGCAGATCACGCGGTGCGCGCCGAGGATCCAAACGTCCCCCGCCCGGCTGACAACATCTTCTGCCACGACGGGCATATCGTCGGGATCAGTGAGGTATTGCTTCCGATCGGCATCCAGGCCGAGCAGCTCGCCTTCGGAAAAACCAGTGAGATCAAGATCTGCGCCCAACTCGGCTAGCTCAGACAATTCCAGTGCAAGCAACTGCTCGTCCCAGCCAGCGTTAAGCGCGAGCTTGTTGTCCGCGATAACGTAGAGCCGTGCCTGCTCCTCGGTCCAACCGGTCGCCTGCAAAACCGGGACGGTCTCAATCCCCATTCGCTCTGCTGCTAACAGGCGACCATGCCCGGCCAACACTCCACCCGTCTCCGCCCGGATTAAAATTGGATTGGTCCAACCAAACTGCGCGATGGACCTAACAACCTGGTCGATTTGCTCGTCCGAATGAGTTCGCGCATTGCGAGCAAACGGAATCAGCTCTGAGACCTTGCGCACGCCAGGCTGAGATGCCGGCCACGCATGCACCAGACCTTCCATCTCTGCCGAGCCTGCTGCACTGGCATTCGCTTTATTGCAGCCTACCACTTCTTCGGACGCCACGTGGCGCGCATTCTTCGATGTCATCTATCTAACCCCTAAGTTCATTTGGGATTGATGAAAAATTTAGGCCAACGCCGGTGTCCCGCGGGCACTGCCAAGGTTTTGGGCCCCGCCCGCCGGGGGCCGGGGCCGCCCCCGCGGGGGGGGGGCC